ACCTTCGCCATAATGTCTATCGAATATAACACTATCACCTGCAAGTGTTTGTAGAGTGATTGTGACACGAGTCATCTTTGACCATACTGCGTTAATACCTTCTGTTACTGCTACGTTACTGCCAGTAGAGTTAGCGATAAGTGGGCTGACAAGTGTGCCAGTTCTAGACGTACCGTTTGCCACTGTATAACTAAAAGCTCCTGTAACATTTGTTCTAGCTACACTAGTAAAGGTCAATACCTCATTAGACCTAGATACTGTGAAATAACTAGTGTCTGTCCATGCTGCCTGTAGTGCTGTTGCTATCTCTGTAGCAGTTATTGTCTCTACGTTAGTAGGACTGCTTCCTGAATCAGGATCAAATGCAGTTGTACTATTGAAGTTCACTTGTATTGCATTACCAAGAGGAGGAGTTAATGTGATAGTGTCTGTTGTACTATGTGCTGCTCGACCTGCTCTTGTCTGTGCCCCTGTAAAAGTACTGTTGGTAAATCCACTTGGTAATGAACCTATGCTAGCTAACGTCACACTAAAATTAACATTTTGTATTCCAACTGCTGCAGCATTTGCAGTAATTAAACCTGTACTTGTAGAACTTGTCCAATTAGAATTAGCATTAACTAGTGTATTAATCTCACTAACTATGTTAGCACGACTAAATGTTCCTTCTAATACCTTAACTCCAGTATTTAAATTAGGAAATGATACAGTCATAGTTACAGGAGGAATATTATTATTTACTCCTGTTGTGACTACACTAACACTACTCGTTACATCACCACCAAAAGTAGTTTCTGTATAATCAGTTCCACTATAGCTAGTTTTAAATGTGATAGTGAGAGCACTATGATTTCCACCTAGTCTAGAAATAAACCTAATTTTATTACTAACATTCGATACACTATAAATAGAGCTACTACCGCCATTAAATACTGTCTTAGCTTGTAGTAGAGGTAATGCATCTGCTGCTAATAAAGCCTGACTATTTTTTCCAGTGCTAAAAGTTATTGTTTCATCTATTGCATCATGTAATCCACCAACAGCTGGAGCTTGTATTCTCATGCTTATTGCTGGACTAAGTGCTGCAGTTATTCCGTATATACCAACACCAGTTCTTGTGGATGCTATAACAAGGTTAGTTGTTGCACCACCGCCTATGGCTAATGAGCTTGTACTAAAGGCTCTTGGTCCTGGAACATCTGAAGTGAGTGTCAATACATTTGTACTTGCAGTTGCTGTCCAATCCGCTAAGGCATTGTTATTGTTGATATAATCTCTAACTGCTGCTACAAGTATCGTCATTGTTATTGTAGCACCGTCTGCTTGACTAGTACCTAACACTGCACTTGCTGGAAAGTTTACTGTACCAATACTACTATCACCTGTGATAATAACACTAGCACCGCCATCAAGATAAGTTGTTTTATCTCTGTCATAAGTGAATGTACTACTTGAGTTAAAAGTAAGAGTACTTCTAGCAGTTACTGTATTCGGTCCACTGTCGCCTGTAAGTGTAAGGTCTACTATTTCAAGAGTATCTGTAGTAAAAGTACTAAACGTTCCTACTGCTACAGTTTTAATAGCCTTAGTACCTATTGTTTTCTTAGGTGTGCCTCCGTTAATTGTGACTGCTTGTACTTCTTTCTTTCCTCTATTAGTGTAACCAGCATTACCTGAATTACCTGTAAGTGCTATAGTTGCTGTTGGTATGCCACCACCTTTAATTGGTCCGACATCACCTGCAGTAACACTATCTAAGTCTCTGACTGTCCAAGCATTATCTCTATAGTTCCACACAAGAGCCTCATCACACTCACCAGCAAAAGAAGCTAGTGTAGGATAACAAACCCATACTTCATTTTCTCTATGATTAAGCAAAGTAAATAGTTGTTGTTCATGTATAGGATTAAGATTGTTGTAAAAGTATTCTCTAACTCTACCATCAGACAATGATTGTATATCTCCTGGGTTTCCAGCAAATACATATATGTCATTACCACCTATAATAAAGTGTTTACCATCATATTCTATTACACCACCAGTAGTCAATAGACCATACTCATCTGTTACAGGACTAAATGACACAGGAGCATTAACGTTTCCTGTAAGTCTCATAACATGTATACTGTCTGAACTGTATATGTACATATTACTTTGAAGAGACTTCATATCTTTAATAACGTTAGTCTCTGACAAAGTGAATTCGTCAGCAGTACTAACACCAGCACTAAATGGATTCCAGTTGTTAGGCACAGAGCCTGGAACTGCAACATCTGAGGTTCTCACGACACCTGATAGTCTTCTGATAATAGCATTATTAGTAGAGTCTAGCTCTGTAAGATCACCTGCAACTAACAAATCACCGAATGATTGTATTATACCACATCTAACCTTAACAACATTTCTAGATTCAATAACAACTTTAACTGCATCACTAACTGAGAGACCACCGATAACTGCAACTGTAGTATTTGTACTTGTGTCTGTGTATAACTGAAAATTATTTCCAGTAACAGTAGGGATAGTTGAAGGTAAATCTCCAGGAACAAAGTTAGTTCCGTTAGGAGTTCCACTTCCTGCTGGTGTTCCAGCTTGTACATTCTTAGTGTTAGCACCTGTAATTATAATAGAGTTGTTAGCAAAGTCTACTTTCTGACCAAGGTCAAATACAGTAGTTGCACCTTGAGTATAGGTGTCATCGAATGTCTTTTGTTCAACTTGGTAACTATCCCATCCAGGAAGTTCAGCTAACACTATATTAGCGATATCTGTATTACCTGCAGTGTCTAGTATGTAATGAGGCTTTTCAATTCCATTGTTAATAATAAAGGCAAAACCACCACTAAATAATGTATGTTGCCATCCACTAGTTGTGAAAGAAAAACCATCTCCACCATTAAGACCACTAGGAGTTATGTCTCTCTTAGTTCCTGTATGGTCTTGTATATAAATCTTTTGTCCTACAGTGACGTTAGCTCTTACATAGTCCACTACCCAAAGATAGTAGCAAGCAAGAGGTTGCTTATTAGGATTTTCCCATACTGCAAAGTATCTCACCTTACCAAACTCTTCGTTGGCTGGTCCAAGATCTTCTGTTATGTTATTAAGGAGTAACTCTCCTTCCATTTTCCTAATAGCACCATCTTTAAATCTCACATTCCTTGCATCTGTAAATACGTTAGGTGCAAGAGCGACAGGAGGAGTGTCAAACACGACACCCATTTTTGCTACATCAGTAACATTAATCACATTGTCTTCTGCCATTCACTTCTCCTTTTGTTCTTTTCTAAGCACACTCTCGTACGCCAGTCGCTGGGTCGATAAAGCAAGCTTCAGCCTTGTCTTCTTCTTGAGCCACTTCCTCATTCTTGCCAGATACCTTCGCTTCTTCTTCCACGGTTTCGTTAAAGATTCCGTATCGCTTTCCATCAATGCGGAACGTAGTACACCCTTTCGCCCCACCTTTCCATGCATTAACATATACTTGTTTGAATGAATCATAGTCCACATCACCACTAACGTTACAAGTTTTTGAACATGCACTGTCAATATAGTGTTGAGCTAATAATAACACATCTAGGTGGTCATTAACGCTAATGCTATCTGCAGTGCGACCCTCGACTCCATGTGAGTACGCATAATCTTTTACGGTCTCAACAATCGGTCCATCAAATGTCTGTATCGTTCTATCGTACTTATGACTGAAGACAGGTTCAATTCCTCCGCTAACGTTATCACCGACAATACTAATTGTACCTGTAGGTGCTATTGATGTAAGATGACTGTTACGAATTCCGTGTTCTCTTATAAGACTCTGAACGGAAGCTGGTAACGACCTAATGTAGTTACTTTTGAGGTAGTCCTTCCTATATAATGGGAAAGCACCTTTATCTTTTGCTAACATAGCCGAAGCTCTATAGCAATTATCTCTTAGACATGCGAATATCTTCTCTGCCCATGTCATAAATTCTTTAGATGCATATGGATATCCGAGCATCTCACCAGCATTTGCCATGCCTGTAACACCTAGACCCATACGTCTTTTATTCTTAGCCTCATCTTCTTGTGCTTTAAGTGGATATATAGTTCTATCAACGACATTATCCATAGCTTGAACAACTGGCTTTATATCTTTTTTAAATTGTTTAAAGTTAAATACATAACCTTTCTTTTCTTTCTCAAGATACTTAGTGAGGTTAAATGATCCTAATAGGCAAGCACCGTATGCTGGCAAAGGTTGTTCTCCACAAGGATTAGTTGCGTATATCTCTTCACAGTACCATAGGTTATTCATCTCACTAATACGATCAATAAATAAAACTCCAGGCTCTGCCCAATCCCAAGTAGACGACATTATCTCATCCCACACTTCTTGTGCTGAAAGAGTGCCTCTCACTTCACCGTTAAAGAATAACTCATAGTCAGTTCCATTCTCTAATGCTTCCATGAATGCATCTGTAATACCTACTGAGATATTAAAACCAGTTAGCTTATCATTACTACGCTTAGCTCGTACAAAGTCTAGTACATCAGGATGGTCGATTCTTAGTACACCCATTTGTGCTCCTCGTCTATGACCAGAGCTAGCTATTGTTTGACAAACAGAATCAAAGACTTGCATGAATGAAATAGGTCCACTAGACTTACTATCAAGAGACTTTATATGGTCTCCTCTAGGTCTTAGCTTACTAAAGTCGTAGCCTATACCACCACCCTTTCTCATTGTCTCTGCAGCTTCACTTGCTCTTTGCATAATAGATTCCATGCTATCCTCTATCTCTCCTGATACAAAACAATTATATGCAGTAGTGATACGGTTAGAACCTATTGCAGATTGTACTCGACCTGCAGGAAGGAATCTCATTTCTCCTAATATATCTTCTAGTACGAATCTATGTTCGTCTCCATCTGATAAAGCCTTAGCTATTCTTTTTATCTTATCATCGAAGGTCTCTCCCTTCTGTCTGTATTTCATCTCATCTATTTCTTGAGAAATGGTCATCACTGGACCTTCATAGTTTCTATTTCTTAGCATAATATTACCTCTATTGTTAATGACGGACTGCCCCTTAAAGGGCGTTTTTTATGCTAGTCTTGATACTCGCCAGTCTTAATCATCTGGGTAACTTCTTCTGCTCTACTGCCTACTTGCTTAGCCCAATTTGAGTCTAGCATTTCAGTAGCCGCAGTGTCGTAATCGTGTTCTTCTAATGCTGCCATAGCATTTTTAAACTTCATTGTAGTGCCTATGCCTACGTTAAATACAAAGTTAATAAGTGCTTCTTGTCTCACTTGATCTAGATCTCTATGCCAAGGTATGTAGTCATCCATAAGTTCTTTTGTTCTCACTATGTCATTTAGTAATAACATATCAATCTCTTCTTCAGATAATCCTACATCTTCTAGGTTTCTACCCACACCTATTGTCCATTTATCTGAAGTACATTTATATAATGTGTTTTTCACACCCTCATGTCTTCTAAGTATCTCTATCAATCTGCTCATGCTTTCCTCGCTTTAGTTATCTTCTTTTTAGCTGCAGGAGTGTTTGCTGCAAACTGTTTACCTTTCTTAATAGCCGCTCTCTTTGCCCTAGTGGTTGAAGCGTGTTCGCCTCTCGTGAGAGACTTAACAGCTGAAGCTGGCATATAACGCTCGCCAGTAGCGTTCTTACCTTGGATAGAATTCTTTCCACTTTTAGTTCTCCATTTTTGATTAGTCCACTTGGTTAAACTCTTTTGTTCTTTAGTCTTTGCCATTACGATGTATAACCTCCTCCTTTAGCTTTATACTCCTTAGCCACCATCTGCATTTTTCTTGCAGAGTTCTGTCCAGGCTTTCCTCCTTTATTTCCAGCAAGTATTCTCTTATATATGCTGGCTCTTAGTGAAGGTTTAGTATAATTACCAGAGGCATTAACTGTTGACTTCTTCTTTAATGGTACTTTCTTTTTCATTACTATTCTCCTCGTGACATTTACAATTACATTCTTCTACTACACATTCGTATAGTGCACAAGTCTCACATCTCATTTAGTAAGTCCTTTCTGTTTTTCATATGTACGCAAACCACCGAGACCAAGCATACCCATAAGTACTGTCATGAGAGATCCCATATCAAAGGTAGGTAGCTCTGGTATAATCACATCTAAGTATGCACATATAAATATAGTCACAGGTGCAAGCACAAAGTGCCAACACAAGGCTATACCACATGTCCAACCTATGAAGGGTCTCCAACCAGCTACAAATATACTCTTGTGTTTTGCCTCTGCCTTATTTATTTCTAATTGACCTTTAGCTAGCTCTTGAGCATGATTCTCTGCCATCGTAGCTACTTCATGAGCTAGCTTATTCTTCATGTCTTTATCTTCTATAAACTTTCCAAGAAGATTACTGACTGGTCCTATAAGTGCCGTTAACATTATAAATGCTCCAAGTGACAGTGTTTACTTGCAGGTACAGTCAATGCAGTTTTTGCAACACCCATGCCACATGAACTTAGCAACATTACAGATATACTTAATAACACTAAATTGTAATAATTTTTCTTTAAACATTTCATACTCCTATATTTATCCTCTTTTTTAATTTTAAATTTAAATCGATATCAGTGCTATTTCTTATAAACATTGATATAGCTAAATGTGTATCACCAAAAAATGCTAACATCTCTTTGTAATACAATCTTCCTTGCTTGTCTAGCTCTAGACGATAATCACCACTTGTGTATACACTCATTTGTTAAACCACAGTGAGCCTAATAAGGCTAAAAAGCCTAAGACTGTACATATAAGTATAAAGATAGCTATGCCATCTCCAAACTGTTGTCTGAGCTTTTGTCGTGCATAGACTTGCTTTTGTCTATCTTTTCTTATCTGACCTTCCATAGCCAGTAACTCATCGTAGGCTTGTGGACCATGTGTCATGTTTAGAAAAACCTTGAGTTCGTATCTTTGTTCCTCAAGTTTCTTTTTTGCTGCGTAAGCTTGCAATGCAGTAGCTTCAATACTGTTTGCACCAAAGAGCTTATCAAACACCCCTGGATTTTTCGCTTGTTTTTCCGCATGATCAACATCTGACACCGCTCCCATCCATCGTGATAAGTCTCCACTCATCTGTTCTAAGTCTCTGCCTGCTGCGAAGCCTGCCTTTATAGCAGAGAAAGCTTTACCTGCCGCTCCTACTGCCAGTGATACCGTTACTGGATCTATCATTAGTACACCTTTTGTTTTTTATTTACTTTCCTTGGTTCGCATACAGCTGTGTATTTCCTCGGTGTACCCTGCTGAATGTTTGGTATTGTTGTATTACTATTAACTCTGGTTGCGAAGTATAGACATTCATCTATGCTTCTAAAATAAGATTGATCGATCTTTGCTGTTCCTAGATAAGTTATGAGAACAAAGACTAGTTCCATTACTTAGTTACTATAGCTGCTATCAAAGCGATTACCGCAAAAGTACTTGCCATTGACATAGCCTCTAGTCTCCACATACGTTTATCTAGACCTCGCAGTCGATCATCCACTGCCTGATATCTTAATGCACATTCTTTTTCATGGGCAAGAAGATCCATCTGAACTCTTAGCTCAGGTGTTATCTCCATTTTTTGTTTCATTAACCTGCTATCTCCTGAACTGTGATTGATGATGAACCTCTTGGCGAATAATTTGCATCTGTATCTTGAGAACTTGCATTAAATCGAGTTTGTCCACCATCTCCATTAATATCTTTTATCTTTAAAGAATAAGTTAATGAACTTGTAGTTGATGGACTATCTAAAAAAGTAAATGTTTCAACAGTCATATGG